ATTATGCGATTGTTGGAACGGCCTACAACTCTGGAAAGTTTGCATTTATAGAAGATGGATCTCCATTACCTGTTAGAAATATAACAATATTAAATGAACCTGTTCCTGCTCCTTCTGCTCCTGTTGTTACCGAAGAATTTTTTACAGAAGGTAATAGGGCGAGAACAAGATTAAATATAGACTTTAATCCTGTTCCGAGAGCGATTCATTATGAGTTGAAGTATCAAGTAGATGATGGTAATTTTCAAACCTTAACATCACTGACACCTGAATTTCAAATACTAGATTCTTTAGAAGGTACTTATAATTTTGAATTAGTTAGTGTAGGTGCAAACCTTGAATCTTCAGCAAATCCAACAACTTTTACACATATTGCTGTAGGTAAGAGTGCTATACCAGGAGATGTTACTGGACTAACAGGCGAACCAGTAAACTCTAATCAAGTAAGATTACGTTGGAATTTATCGACAGATATAGACGTTACTCATGGTGGTCGTGTTTATGTAAGACACTCTTCAAAAACGGATGGAACGGGAACATTTTCAAATGCTACTGACCTAGTAAAGGCATTAGCTGGTAATACAACAGAAGCTGTTGTTCCATTATTGGAAGGAGAGTACATTTTAAAATTCCAAGATGATGGAGGTAGATTTAGTGCAGGAGAAGCAAGTGTTGTAATAGATTTACCCGATAACCTTGCACCTTTAATAGCTTTAACAAGAAGAGAAGATTTAGATAGCCCTAAGTTTCAAGGAATAAAAACTAATGTTGCCTTTGATGCGACAACAGATTCTTTAAATTTAACTGGTGTAGGACAATTCGATAGTATTACTAATCTTGATGCTGTTGGTTCATTAGATGATGTCGGGGGAATAGCTCCGTTAGGTACATACGAGTTTGGTGGTGCAGCGGGTATATCTTTCTTAGATTTAGGTGGTGTATTTAGTTTGGATCTAAAACGTCATTTTCTTACCGAAGCATTTTTCCCATCAGATTTATTTGATTCAATTTCAGATATAGATGGAAGAGTAGATTTTGATGGATCAGTCGCAACCGAAGTAAATGCAGAAATGTTAGTAGCCGTGACTCAAAATGATCCGTCTTCTGGATCACCTACCTATAGTTCGTTCCAAACATTTGCTAACGGAACTTATAAAGGTAGAGGATTTAAATTTAAAGTTAATTTAACCAGTGGAGATCCTGACCAAGACATAAGAGTATTCCAACTGGGTTATACAGCTTCACTTCAAAGAAGGACTGAACAAAGTACAACCACTATTGCATCTGGAGCAGGAGCAAAAGCTGTTACATTTACAGATTCTTTCTTTACTGGAACTGCTGGTTTGGGTGGAGTAAATTCAAACTTACCTTCTATCGGTATTACTGCACAAAATATGGCTAGTGGTGATTTCTTTGAACTGTCTAATATTAGTGGTACAGGATTTACAGTTCATTTTAAAAATTCATCAAATGCTTCGATTGATAGGAATTTCACTTATCAGGCTGTCGGATTTGGGAAGGGATGATAAAATAAAATAAAATATTACTGAAATGGCAAGAGTTAATAGCACAACTAAAGAATCAGGTAATAATTTTAATGTTGCTAACGGAACTGGTGCTGCGGTTCGTGCAGGAATAAATGATATTTTTACAGCATTAAGAACAATAAATTCAGCAAGTGGAGATCCTTCTGGAGCAGGAAATGTAGTTCAATTCCAGCCACATATAGATTCATCAACTAATTTATTAAAAATATGTACTGCCGTATCTTCTGGAACGGGTACATTTACAACTATTGGAAATATAACTCAGGCGAACTTAGGTCTTGCGGCACTTGCAGGATCTACTTTTACAGGGAAAGTAACTCATAACTATACATCTAGCTTAACGATACCTTCTGGTACGACAGCCCAGAGAGATGGAAGCCCTGCTGTTGGTATGTTTAGACATAACGCAACATTGAATCAGTTTGAAGGATATAACAATGGTGCTTGGGGTGCGATTGGAGGGGGTGCTGGAGCTACAGGAGGAGGAAGTGATGAAGTATTTTTTGAATCAGATCAAGCTGCTACAACTTCTTACAGTATTTCTGCTGGAAAGAACGCACACACAGTAAGTCCTACAATTAATTCAGGCGTTACTATTACCGTGCCATCTGGGGCAATTCTTGTTATTCTTTAATTATGGCATTAAACATTAACGGCACTACTGGTATTTCTGGGGTTGATGGATCAGCTTCCGCACCAGCAGTAACAGGAACAGATAGTAATACAGGAATAAATTTCGCATCTGATACTGTCAATATTAATACAGGTGGAACTACCAGAGCAACAGTAGATTCGTCTGGAAATTTAAATATACCTAATGATTCTGGAAAAATTCAATTAGGAACTAGTCAAGATTTAGAAATTTATCACAATGGAACGGACAACTATCTGGATGCAACAAACGGTAATTTATATTTAAGAGGACCATCTGCTGGCAATAAATGGATTATTAATCAAGCAAAATCAGGACAAAATTCAATAGTTGCTAAACCTGATGGTCAAGTAGAGCTATATCATAATGGCTCGTTAATGTGTGCTACGCAATCGAATGGCCTGAAAATACATTCTGGTGGTGCTAGTTATCTTTATTTTTATGATGTAAATACTTCAACAATAGCGATGTACACCAACAGCGTAAATTTACGTTGGTATGACGATGTAAATAATGACAATATTATGCAACTTTCTCAAAATGGAGATCTGAATATTGATGGCAGTTATTCAAATAGTGGTGTTGACTATGCTGAATATTTTGAATCAACAGATGGAACTGCTATTGCTGTAGGCACTACTGTCGTTTTAGAAGATGGGAAAGTGCGAGCAGCAACAAGCTCTGAAACTCCAATCGGTGTTATAAGACCTAAGACAAGTGGTACTTCTGTTACAGGTGGTGTTAATCAACTTAATTGGCAAGGTAAGTATTTAGTAGATGATTATGACGGTCAAATTATGGAAAGTGCAGTTCATTGTACTTGGACAGATGATGATAAAGTAAATCAACAATGCTGGAAAGACAGACCACCTACAGGAGTAACTATTCCTAGTGATGCTGTTGAAACGACTAGAGAAAGACCTAAATTAAATCCATTATTTGACGAATCTAAAACTTATGTTCCTAGATCAGAAAGAGATGAATGGAATTGTGTTGGTTTATTAGGTCAAATTCCTATTACAAAAGGTCAGCCAACTTCTTCTAGTTGGATTAAAATGAAAGATAGAAATAAAACCGTAGAATTATGGATGGTGAAATAAGTGACAGCAAAGATTAAACTAAACGCAGCATCAGGTGGTGGGTCAGTAAGCCTTAAAGCACCTTCAACAACTACAAGTAATGCTGCTGTTGAATTACAACTTCCTGTAGCGGATGGATCGGCTGGTCAGTATATAAAAACTGATGGGTCTGGAAATTTAGCTTTTGCAACTCTTCCTGCTGGTGGAATACAACAATCAGATATATGGAGAAGCACTACAAGTCATCAAGGAAATGTTAGTGCACTTGCAAACTGGGAAAGACCTGATTCAGGAAATCAAGGTTATATAGGGTCTGGAATGAGTAATTCAAGTGGTACATTTAGTTTTCCTTCAACTGGCATTTATCAAATACAATTTTTTGCACATATATACATACACAACACAACAAGTAAATCTCAAAGATGTACCATAGACATAAGATTTACCACTAATAATAGTAGTTATGGCACAGTTGCATCAGGTCACACAAATTTTGGAGGAGGAGGGTATAGCTCTAGTTTAGACACTACTTCAAACGCAACTGCTGCGTGTTTGTTTGATGTTACAGATACTGCTAATCAAAAAATACAATTTCAGTTTGGAGGAGGACAAGGTTTTGAATACATATTCGGAAGTTCAAGTTCTAATCAAACTTATGCAATTTTCACTAGACATGGAGATACCTAATGGATTTTAAAACAGGCAGACCAGACCATATAAATGATTGGCTTGCAGGGTACAGGCAAGGTTGTTGGTATGGTTTTTCTGATAATAAAAATCAAGTCTATGCCAATTTAATAGTGCTTGATGGTGGTTCAAAACCTACGGAATCTGACGTTAATGATGGATTGAAAGCAATGCAAGATGCTTTTGATGCTAAAGATTACAGTCGTAAAAGAGTGAAAGAATATCCATCTTTAGGTGAATTTGCAGATGCTATGTATTGGAATAGTAAGGGAGATTCGACTAAACTAGAAGCATATTATGCAGCCTGTGAAAAGGTTAAAACCGACAATCCAAAACCTAGTTAATTATGTCAGAGATCAAGGTAAATTCGATAAAAGGGGTAGGAGCTAGTGCTGCTGCGATTACTGTCAACAATACTGATGGAACGTGTACTTTAGCGAGTGGGTCAAAGCTAAATAACTGCACAACAGATGGAACGACAAACTTAACTATTGCTGACGGAAATTTAGTTGTTGGTACTGCTGGTCATGGTATTGACTTTAGTGCTACTTCTGGAACAGGTACAAGTGAGTTGCTTGACGACTATGAAGAAGGAACTTGGACTCCTAGTATAACGGTTGCAAGTGGAACTATTACTGTAGGAAATGTTTTTTATTCCGAATATACAAAAATCGGACGTATGGTTTATATAACCTGTCGATTTACGGTTAGTGCTGTAAATAGTCCGAGTGGATATTTAAGAATAAATGGTTTACCCTTTACGGCAAACACTTTTGCTGGTTTGTCTATAACTACTACAGGATTAGGTGATACAGACGATAAAATTCCACAAGGTTTAGTTGAATATAATACAACATTTGCAATGCTAAGAACATTTCGTGATGGTATTGAGAGTGATAATATCTCAGGTTTTTTTCAAAATGGTACTGCTATTATAATGTCTTCCGCTTATAATGTTGCCTAATAAAAATTCAGACCGAAGCTACGTCTTAAAACTAAGCCATAAACCTGTTTTAATCGGAGATTAATCCTAATGGCATTAGCCGAATCAATCGAATACGACAAGATAGAAGTCGTTGGAATTTATAAACACGTTCAAGTTCGCAAAGCAACAGTCATCAAAAAAGATGGCACAGAAATGGCAAGATCTTATGAAAGATATGTACTAAATGCTGGTACGTTAGATGCTTCTGACAACCTAGTTGATACTGACATATCAGGAGAACCAGCAGAGGTATCAGCAATTTGTAATGCTGTATGGACTACTGATATAAAGGCTGCTTGGAAAGCAAAACTAATAGCAGATAAATCTAGTTAACCTTATCTTGCATCTGCCTTGTCATGACCCCAAGGGTCAGATATAACGGTGCTAATGCACAGATTCCACAGAAAGTTATAATGGTGACAGGCATTAGTGCTTTTAAAAATGCTTCTTTTATCATGTTTCAAAAAATAGCTAACATTCTTAGTATAGTTTCCTTTGTTTTGGTGTCATCTGTCATCGGTGGAAGCTACTTTGGTTATAAATATGTAACATCAGAACAATTCCAAAACAAGATGATGAATAAAGTTTTGAAGGGAGTTGGAGGCATGATGCCTAAAGTATTAGATAAAGGCTTACCAAAGATGACAGGAGAATCCATGCCAATTCCTAAGAACTTTGGTATCTAATGAACTGTTATTGGTGCAAAACTGAATTAATCATAGGTGGTGACATTGATATTGAAGATGGAATGGTTGGTTATCCTGAGTTCTCGGTGATGACTAATTTATCCTGTCCTAAATGCCATGCGGAAGTAGAAGTTCTTAAGAAGAGAGATGCCTTCGATTGAAATACCTGACATAACTATTCGTGAGATTTATATCCCAGACGTTCCAGAAATATATAGTCCTCATTACATAACTATTACTAAACCACCTGAGATAGATGTTGCTGGCTGTACATATCAGCATCGAGATATAAAAAATACAGGTAATCGTAATTTATTATTAGAAGATCCCAATGGTGTATATAGTACCTGTGATTTTCCTTTTCCTAGCTTTATCCCTCTCGATTATTCTCCTGATAATTTAGTAATTGTAGAAGAGCTTCCTGCCAGCAGTCCTACTCCTGATATGCCAGAGAGTGAGCAACCAGCTATACCAGATATTCCAAAAGAGAACGAGACTGAACTACCTTTATGCCCTGGTAAATCTGATCAACGTGTTGGGGATTTTCGTAACGAAAAACGAGTGGAGCGTGTAATTGGACATAAAAGAGGAGAAGATGGTGTTGAGTGTATAACTATCTATGAAAACGTCCCATTTAAAGATCAGTACATTCCAGAAATTTCTACTATTGTATCTACTGCTGTTATCGGCTTGGTCGCTGCCAGTAGTCCATTACTTCTTAACGCAGTCAAACCATTAGTAAAACAGGTAGTAAAAAAGCTTACAAAGAAAAAAGATAAGATAGAATAAAAAAACCTTATTTTATTCTTGGCTAGAATAAGGTGTCTAGGTAGGCAAGCTCACCCGCACTTGTCTACTGCAAAATTCTGTGTATAATAAACAATACAAGGAGAGTGAGGCATATTTGGAAGCACTTCGTCTGCCACGAATCACTGCCCTTCTATTATCCCTTGTACTAAGCGATAAGCCCAGCATCATGTTATTAAGTTAGCCTCTGCTCTGTTGGATAGACTTATTGCTTATTTTATTTTGTGCGTGTGCGGGATAACTTGATTCGGTGGAACGGTAACTACAATATCTTCACAAGTAACAGCACTAGGAGTATTTGGCTTAAAGTAAACACCTAATTTTGCCTGTTCCGCACACATCTCCAAACGATATAAACTGATCTCCATTTTCGTTTTCTTAATTAATAACTTCTGAGCTTCTATATTTACTGCACTTGCTTCATGGCAAAGTTTTGGAGATTTTCCTAATGGAATATTTATCTGAGCAGAGATACCATAATTTAAATTAAAGTTTTCTTTTTCAAATCTGGGAGTTTCCTGTACATACTTTATTTCTCCAGTATTCTCGTCATAGATATTCTGTTTGGTAACGGTTTCTCTGGGTAGTGAAAATGTATGAGAGTCAGTTACATATGGAGTGATTGTAAGACTAGGGGAAGCACAGACAATACCTTGACTCATTCTGAAACTTGGCATTGATGACGGAGTTATCATTGTTGCATTATTGTTCACTACCCCTTGGGCATTCGAGCTGGGAGAAGCAACAGTTGTATTAGCCAAAACCCTTGCAGGGCAAAGGATTATAGCTATTGCCCAAATGTAGTTGTAGTTTCTGTTGTTGTGCTTGAATTTATTGTTCTTGTTATTGTCGTTACTGTGTCCAATCCTGGTGTTATCAGAGTTTCTTGAAGAGAGAATGATGCCCCTGGATTTGTAA